GAGTCTCTTAAAAAAGGTTTAATTGAGTTTGCAAAAGCATACTATCCAGAAACCTATACCGATTTCAACGAGGCATCTCCTGGATCGATGTTCATTGATATGGCAGCCTATGTAGGTGATGTACTTAGCTACTACACAGACGTAAATTTTAAAGAGTCGTTACTGCTTCATGCGCAAGAGCGTAGAAATATATTGACTATAGCTAGTGCGGTTGGCTACAAGCCAAAAATGTCAGTACCATCGCAGGTAACCTTAGATGTATACCAGCTAATGCCTGCATCCAAATCAGGAGTTGACAGTGAACCTGATCGCAGATACGCACTGCGTATTGAACCAGGACTAGAAGTAAAATCTACAACCAACAATATAACCTTCTTAGCTGCTAACACAGTTGACTTTACTGTTGACAATGTGTACGACCCTATTGAGTTTTCTGTTTATAGTGTAGATAGTGGTACAAATGAACCACTTTACTACTTAGCAAAAAAATCAACAACAGCTATAAGTGCCCAGCTTGCAACATCACAAGTAACGATAGGATCTCGAGAAAGATTTACTAAGCTACTTGTAGAGACTAGTGATGATCGTCCTGTAATATCGATACTATCAATTGTAGATAGTGATGGTAACGAATGGTCTGAAGTACCGTATCTAGCACAAGATACAATCTTCCAACAAGTAGAAAACACAGCACTTTACGACCCAGACTCAGCAGTATATAGTAATGATGTTCCTTTCTTGCTAAAGTACAAAAGAGTGCCACGTCGCTTTATCACACGTGTAACAGAAGAAGGATTAGAGGTTCAATTCGGTGCAGGAATGTCTATAGCGCCAGACGAAGAATTGTTAGCAACACCAGATCAAATAGGGTTAGCACTTCCTACAGGAAAGAGTGATACAGACGCTGTTATTGATCCAAGCAATCCTTTATTAACAAGTGCTTATGGCTTAGCTCCATCAAACACTACATTAACAATAACCTATTACATAGGAGGTGGAGTTGCTGCCAACGTACCAGCAAACACAATAACTGATATTGTATCGGTAGATGCAACCAAAACCACATTACCAACATCAACTCCCCAACTTAACAACACAGTAATACAGAGCGTACGAGTAAATAACCCAGTCGCAGCTGTAGGTGGTAGAAACGAAGAGACGAATGAGGAGATAAGACAAAACGCATTAGCGTACTTCTCAGCACAGGGAAGAGCTGTTACACGCGAAGATTACATAGTACGATGCTACTCAATGCCAGCAATCTATGGTAGTGTGGCAAAAGCATACATTACACCTGACGAACAAAATAACATTGGTACCGAGCAGGTGGGAGATACGGTTGCAAATCCACTAGCTTTAAACTTATATGTGTTGGGATATGACGATAACAAAAGGTGTACAAACCTTAACACAGCAATCAAGAATAATCTGAAAAACTATATTGATCGATATAGAATGCTAACGGATAGTATTAACGTCCGTGATGCATTTATTATCAATATAGGCGTAAAGTTTAGCGTATTACCTCTTCCAAATTACAATGGCAATGAGGTACTGCTATTGTGTATCGCGCGATTAAAAGAGTTCTTTAACATAGACAGATGGCAAATCTCACAGCCAATTGTAACAAGTGAAATACTTGTCGATTTAATGAAAGTAAAAGGGGTGCAGATGGTATCAAATCTCCTCATATATAACATAACAGACGAAGGTTATAGTGATGTAGGTTATGACATTAAAGGTGCAACCAAAAACGGGGTAGTATATCCAAGCTTAGACCCAGCCATCTTTGAAATTAGATACCCAGATGCAGACATACAAGGTAAATTAACAACTTTCTAACATGATTTATACTATTTTTAGTGTAAAAGACGCAACTATATACGAGAGATATCCGGAAATGAATACCGGAATAGATGGTCTGCTTGAAATAAGCAAGTACATAGATGCAACGTCTAGCTACAATTCTCGAGTACTTGTTAAGTTTGACCTAAGCGAACTAACAAGTAAGTTCGATAACAGCATTCTAACACAGACAGCTAGTTTTTATCTCAAACTTACTGCAGCAAACCCATCCGAAATACCCACCGATTACACACTATTCGCTTATCCAATTTCACAAAGCTGGAATATGGGAACTGGTAGGTACTCAACCCAGATCACAGGTAGTAATGGAGTCTCTTGGGAGTTTAGATTAAACTCAATCAATACAGGCTCAGCTTGGTCAACAGCATCGTTTGCAACAGGAACGACAGGAAGTTGGACTGTTACTCGTGGAGGAGGAACATGGTATACAGCATCTGCACATAGCCAAAGCTTTTCATATGAGACTGCAGACGTTGTAATGGATGTAACAAGTGCAGTGCGCACCTGGATACAAGCAACTATTCCAAACGAAGGCTTTATTCTAAAAAAGAGTGTTAGTGATGAAGCAGACTTGGCAACATCATTTAGTGCATTAAGGTTCTTTAGCAAGGAGTCCAATACGATATACTCACCAAGATTGGAGATGCGTTACGATGATTCATCGTATCAGACATCACATTCCATAGTTGATTATACAGACGAGGTTGTCGTAAACCTCACAAACCTACAAGAATCGTACCTGGATACAGCAAAAGTACGCATCAACATATCAGCACGCCCAAAATACCCAGTACGAACTCACGCAACTAGTAGCAACTACTTAGACCTATATCAACTTAATAGCTCAAGTTTCTATAGTATAAGAGACGCACATACTGATAACGTAATAATACCGTTTGACCAAACGAACACAAAACTAAGTGCAGACAGTCAAGGAAGTTATTTTACGTTGAATCTTAATTCACTTGCGTGTGAAAGATATTATCGAGTACTAATTATGACAAAGGTCAGCTCTACAGAGCAGTACATCTACGATAATAACTGGATTTTTAAGGTTGTGCAATAATGAGAAATAGAGCAGGGAAATTAGTAGTAGACCTTAATGAGGTTAAATATCGTGCCACCGCTAGTGTGGATAACCCTGTTATACCAACTGTACCGCAAATCGTAGCAAATGAAGAGTTCATAAACGAAAATGAAACAACTTATGCGTTATTTCCGTACGAACTCAACGATCCTCCAATCTTTACAAAAAGTGCATACGCTGCATCATCACCAGTAAGCATACACGTAGATGCTTATGAACCTCGATTAGCTGGTAGTGTGATGTTTCACGATAGCGAAGGAGTTATAAAGGTATTGGCAGGTACGAACATTGTTTTACGCGTAGAAGCTATCCAACCTAATGTACTCAACGTAGAAAACGGTGTACCGACCTTAATTCAAAAACGCGACAAATTAGTCTACAACTGGACTTTTAATGGAGAAACGTTGCTTGAAGAGGAAGGATATTTTGACGTAGCACAGCGATTTACTGAGAGCACTAACATTATTGATCTAGTAAATATTGAAGGCAATGAACTTATACTGAGGAACGTAACTAGCGCTCTTAATGGTACATACGTGTGTATAGTGTCAAATGATATTGGAGAGGTTACATCCGAAGCAATTGAACTAGAGGTGGTCCATATCAATAATTTGGATCAAAAGTACTTCAGACAAAATCTAGTAAAAAATGGATTTGCCAGAGATAGCATAAATGAGTGGACTGCAATACAAGGTTCCATAGCGATACAACCATTTGCATTACGAGAGGCCGAAGCCGAGTTAAAAAAACCCAGTACACCACTACGACAACATAGCGTCAATGAAATATACCCACATCCAATTACGGTTGGATCAAATGGAATCAAAGGGTATGATCTGAGTACTTTGGCAACCGAAAACTCTTTCTACTTTACTAGAACACCTTATGCAAAGTATTCTGATGGCGGCCGTCCGCAAAGTATAGTTTACCAAGATGTAGATGTAACGGAAATTCAAGATTTGATATCTGGTAAAGTTTTTGGTTGTAATGGAGTCAGAGCCTATGTTGGTTGTGTAATGGGGAACTCTATTGAGTATAGAGCAATGGATGTTCTAATTAAATCAAATCCAAATGATCCAAAGTACTTTTACCAGGCAGCACCACGCCTTTCCTTTGAAAATACAGTCCTAACAGGACTACCGAGATTCTCTGGCGAACAGGCATACGTAATAGTTCAGGAGTTCGAAGGAAATACCCAACTCAGCAGTAGAATTTATCAAGATGAAAATAATGGGGCTAAAAAGGTTTCAAATGTAGTACTTAGAGATCCATTAACCCTATCAAGAGACGACAACGCTTCTTTCTACATGGATAAAGTTAGAAGACCAGCTTATCTAGATAAATTTAAACCTGAGTGGGAAGGAGGGAGTCCCACTGCACCAGTGCATATAAATAACCATATTTACAATCCTCAAAATCTCCCAGATGGGATTGACGACACTTGGTTAAACTCACAAGCGTATACGTTTTCACCATTTAATGCTGGAACTACAACCTTACAAGGTAACCTAGATCCAATTTGGTGGCCACCAACAGAAATTACTGAAACTCTTAGACAAGAGATTGAGTGGATTGGATCGGATCCAACTCGCATACTAAACACATACGATAAGTTATTTTACGGACACATCACAGACCCTGCTTATAAAAGAGAGGGTTACTATACATACGGACAGTATGCTGAGTATAAAGATGCAGTCATTACAGCATTAAATCCAAGAACAACTAAGATTAGGATTAGTATAGTGTTTGATAGTTGGTATGAAGGTAATGGAGAAGGTAACTATCCAATGCTCTATAATTCATACGATAGACCACAAATGAAACATGGATGGGTCTATGGGGATCCTCTATTCGCCTACTACCAGTGGAATTCGCCAATTGGTATTGGAGTTCGTAAATCTCCTAAAATACTATGGCAAACAATCTTAGATAATCGCCACATAGAAAAGTTACGCTTACTTCCTATCACTGCGGATCCGGGATACGTGAGCAGAGCAAACACAAGAAGAGATACAACCAAAAGAAATCTCGGCCGTATTAAAGCACTAAAAACAGTTAGTACACCCTTTCTACAATTTCTAGGTCTTACTGGAAGAGCAGCACTTATTCTAGACCCATACCTTAGCTTTGTAGACAGACTAATAGCTTCAGACTACGAGTCTACAACTCCCGACGAAGAAAAACGAAAAAACCTAGTTGAATTAGGGCAGCGAACGACGGTTGCAATAGCGCAACTAAAATTCGGATTTGGACGACATCCAGGAAGCCCCATTCCATTAAACAATGGCAATGTGGGACTTTTGGCACTTATAAAAGCAATGAGTACATTGTTAACAGACTTGCTTAAACAAACAGCAGACCTAGCTAATTATATTAAGAACTGGACACCTATAAAC